GGAAGCACTCAAGAATGGTGGTGATTTGCCATCAGATCACCGCGCTCAATACGCTGTGATCTTTGCAGCTATCCGCACAATCGTAGTCGATTACCCTGACACTGGGGCGGCTGTTAAGGCTGGCAAACTGGACTGGTTCATCGATGCCCTCGCAGCATCTGACAATGAGATTCGCCAGTGGGCTGTGCCTCTTGCATCCAGTGCTGGAATCCTCCTCAAATACTCCCCGAAATTCGAAGCTCTTGCAGCATAACTTACTAACAATCAATTAACTTATAACTTAGAAAGAACCAATAAAATGAACATCAATACATCAGAAATCAACTCAATCGCTAAGGTCAGAATCCGCGCAACTTACCTTCCAACGAAGGCCAAGCACGAGGCCAGCATTAATCTCTTGGCTCGTGCCTACGGCGCAGATCCTAAGGCTCTCGACGCTGGCCTTCACTTCCTCCCATCTGAGGACAACGCGATCTCTCAGGCTCGCAATATTGTCACCGCTGGCAAGAAGGCTCTCATCGCAGCCGCCCATGATGACAACGGAAAGCGCATCAAGTCCAAGCTCAAGCCAATGGGCGCGGACAATATCGGCTGGTATTATGCAGACGCCGATGACACTGACGTTATCCGCGAAATCGCAGACGATACCCAGCGTAAGTTGGATACTGTGAAATCACTTATCGAGAGGGACTGGGATGCCCTTGTTTCTGAGGGTAAGCTTTTGCTTGGCAAGGCAGCGGATCAGTTTGTTTATCCTGACAGGGATGAATACATCTCCCGCGCCAGCTTCGGCGTCACTATCCGCAACGGTGCCATCAGCTTCGATGACACTGCACTTGGTGCACTCCCTGAGGAATTGGCTGCTCAGATCAGAGCTGATCAGGAGATTGAAAGGGAGCAGCTTGTCGAGTCACACCGCGCCAGCGTCGATGCATTCTTTGAGAATGTAGTGGCTCAGGTGGGCAAGGTGGAAGCCTCTCTCAAGAAGGGTAACCGCCTTCGTCCTGAGGGATTCGAGACACTCCTCGATGAAGCTCGTGACTTGCAGCGTGACAATTGGCTTGGTGATTCATCCATCAAGAAGATTGCAGAGGTATTCGATACCCTCCTGCGCGGCGTCCAGAAATCTGACATCTGGAACGAGTCTCAGGCTGTGGCTCACAAGGAGAGGAAGAAGATCGTCAAAGAGATCCAGACCACCACTGAGAGTGCCATCAAACAGGCCAAATCAATTGGACTCTAATGTTGACATTGAAGAATTAACCAGTAGATTAGAAATCAATACAATGAATACCGCATCAATTGCTTACAACGTAAACGGCGAGGATACCCTCGCCAAATCCCTCCGCAGGGTCCGCCGCTTCTTCCCTTTAGCATTCCAGAAATTGGTCCTCCTCAGTTGGTATTGGGCCACTGAGGGAATCGGTTCATACGGTGCCACTGATGGCCGCAGATTGTTCCTGAATCCTGACGGTCTCAAGAAGATCGAGAGGACCAGCGACCCAGTCGGTTACCTTGCATTCCTTCTCGTTCACGAGGCTTTGCATGCTCTCCTGAACCATGCACTGCGCCTTGCCAAGCTCCAGAATCACCAGCTTGCAAACGTAGCAGCCGACTACGTGATCAACGCGATCATCGACAGGATCAACAAGCAGGTGCTGGCCGAAGAGGGATTCGTTCCTTTCCCATTCATCAGTGGAATCCTTCACGATGATTCAATCGCCTACAATTCCAAGAATGAGAGCCTGTCTGCTGAGGAAGTGTATCAGAATCTTGCCAAGGGCCAGCAGCCTGAGCAGGATCAGGACCAGCCTGAGCCACAGGCAGGAGACGATCAGGAAGACGGCGAGCAGACTGGCGGCGGACAAGGTGGATCTTCTGAGGAAGACGGCGAGCAGGAAGACGGCGAGCAGGGAGATTCTGGTAACCCAGATCCTGATGCACCACTTACTGACGAGGAGATTTTGGGCGGGGATTTCGTAGGCACAGGATCAGATGATCTCACTGAGCCTGAGCTTGCAGACGGTGAGACTGAGCAGGAAGTTGATCAGCAGATCGAGATCGAGAATGAGCAGATCGAGATCGAGGCCAAGGCTAACGAGGCACAGGGAATTGGATCAGGTGGTAAAGGCACCATCGACGTATCCAATGCTCGCAGCAATCGCGACGGCGTCATCGATTTCTCTGAGGCACTTACCGATTTACTCCGCCAGAATTTTGAAGGCGGCTGGACTAAGCCATTCAACTCTCAGATGTTCGAAGGCGGCGGCGTAGTTTGTCATGGGCGCGGCTCCAATAACGCTGGAGAGATTGCCTTCCTTGTTGATCTGTCAGGCTCCAACTATCACGAGGCTGCCGACATGATTAGCCGCACTGAGGACGCCTTCGATTCTATCAGCCCTGAGATCATCCACCTCGTAGGATTCGATGACGAGGTCACTGAGCATCACGAGGTTTTCAATGGTGACGCATTGCCTAAGCACCTCAAAGGCGGCGGCGGGACTGACATCGCCTTGGCCCTCAGATGGGTGGAAGAAAACATCCCGCATGTCGAGGCGATCATCGTCCTCACTGATGGATACGATCACTGGAATAAGATCGAGAGATCTGAACCTTCGGCCCCAGTAGTTTGGCTCAACTACGGAGACGAGAGATGGCACGAGCCAAATGCCTACAGCTTCGGGGATAAGCTCGACGTAGACATCCTGTAACCTGAATCACAAACCCTGCCCCCCTTATCGGGGGCGGGGAAACCTGAATAAATAAAATGAATAACTACTACACGAAAATCGACACCCAGTTCATCGAGAATTACGGTGCCCACAGTGAGCCAGTCACTAATCACTGGAAGTTCAAAGGTGGAGACACCTACATCATCAAGAGCGGATCAGACCGCGCCGCCAATGCAGTTGCATTCCTTGCCACTTACTTGGCAAACGATGGAAACTCTAGCGTAGAGATTCCAGTTCAGTGGACCCCTGCTACCAAGGCAGAGTTCGACGCCATCATTCCAACCCACAAATTCACAATCGCATGAAAAACTTCCTCGCACTTTTAGTCTTTGCATTATTTGCAGCCTTCTTCCTGAACCTTGCCTACGAGATGGGCAAGCATGATCAGAGGGTAGAATACAAACGCGCACAAGCTGCCAAGATATCGGCGGACATCGAGCGCATGAACGAAGCATTCAACAATCAGTAAAATGAATACCGAAAAGATACGCACCTTCAGAGGTGATACAGCAAACCACTACGAGACCAGCGACCTGTGCCTGATCATCGAGAAGGATAAAACCAGACGGTCATACCTCACCGTAAAGGTCTCCAAGTTTAGATATAAATGCGTAGCTATCTCACGATCAGATGCAAAGGATCTGCTGGTAGCTATGGTCGAAGAAAGTAAGAACCCAACCAAGTAATCCAATGGACATCCAAGGAATCATATCAGACGGGCCAAGAGCCTATGCAAACTGGACGCAAGCGGACATCGAACGCGAGCTGCATGAGTATCATCAGTGGCTGGACGAGCAAGCTGAGGAAGCTCGACAGGCAATGGACGAGGACACCGAGTATATCAAATCACAAGAATCCAAGTAACATGAATAGCACATCAAACGAACAACTCGGACGAGAATACGCAGCCAAATTAAAAGGGAAAAATCTCCCTGTAGCGCATGCTACGACCGAGTATCTGGACGAGGCAGATGAGGTAAGAGCAGAGCACTACGGCTTGCAGAAAGGGCAAGTGTGGGGCAAGAATGTAAAGCACCTGAGGAAAGTAATCTGGCACCACCTTGCCTCAGGAAGACACCACGAATTTAACAACGGAGCGTTTGGGGATTTCAACTACTTCGACTTATTCCCTAAGACATACAACATCCCCGCTGGGAATTACGATCCGACTACTATAGGCGTTGCCAAGTGGGAGATGTCCTTCGCAGAACCCGACCCGCCTAAGGATTCTCTAGCGGGACTCAGCTTGGATACTTGGAAGGACATCTACGGTGAGCTAAAGGCATTCGACTGGAGGACTTACTTCTTGGATGAGACCTGTGCGGAGATGATTAACAGGAGCCAACTCAATGAGGACATGGACATGTCAGAGGTGCGCTTCACGATACCCGCCTGTGTTGTATCACTACCCAAGTCACTGAATCTTTCAGGAGATAAGGACGATCCTATCATGGCAGTCGCAATCAGTAGGACATGGACCATCTGCTACGAGAGTGAAGACAGGAAGCATGCCGCAGTCGGATCTGAAATGCTGGATTATCTGGGCGTCGAGAAAGCTGACTTGATAAATCTCAACAAGCGCATGATCGAAGCAGGTGAAGACTCTTGGAAATCGGTTCGTGATTCTTGGACCGCTGAGTTCAACTTGGACAGGATAAATAATCTACCCGCAGATTGGGCCAAAGAATTTGGAGGCTCCAGCGAAACCCATGATCGAAAAATTGTATTGGCTCCTGTGCTGTGCATCGGCGGCGTCACGTTGAATGGCAACAACATCCCGATCAGATTCCCGATGCTGGACAAATCCATAAAGGCATCCCTCGACTTCATGTTTAAGATGTCCTTGCAGAACCACCTTATCAAAGAAGGTGAGAAGCATATTGTAGAAAAGCAAAATGAGTGGGCTGAGAAAGGAACGAAGGAGGCAATCCTGTTAACTTCATTCGCGATAAAGCTGTTACTGTTTATGCTCGCCAAGCCTGAGGAGGTGGACACCAACTCCAAGCTAATCAAGAAAGCAAGGGAGCGTAGGGGCAAGCTGATGAATGACAACAAGTGGAGTGCTTGTTTCATTGGCCGCAAGTATGGAACCAGCATGAAGATCCAAGGCTACGGTGATGACACCAAAAAGATTAGGTCTCACTGGAGACAAGGACACTTTCGTGGAGTGTGGAAAGGCAAAGGCCGAACCATATACGCTGTAGTGTGGGTCGATCCATGCTATGTTAACGATCCAAACAAGGAGGAAGCATCATGTTAATTACAATAGTTCTAGTATCGTGGGTATTGGCAATCGTCTTAGTGCTCAGGTTCTTTGCTGTAACCTGTAAGCCTTACGACAACCCATTCGACCTGTTGCTGGAGGAAGAAGAAGACTACTTAGATTGGGAAGTAGAGGAGTGCCACCGATGTGGTAAAGAGAATGTCCTCTCTCCTGATGCTTCATCATGGTTCGACGAAGGATACATTCACGAGTGGCATGATGCTATCTTCTGCGAGCGTTGCTTCTACGACAAGGGCAAGGACGGGCAACCCTACCTCACCGATCTGGATGACATGCAGCAGAATCCTTACGACTATTTACCACGCGGATATTGAACGCAAATAATTGACAACAACTAATCGTCAGTTAAACTACTGACACAACTTGAATATATAAATATGGCTACACCACTTAACAAAGCAGTCCACCGTTTGGTGGAGATCGACGGCGAGAAGTATCTCGCATCTCTTGAACCCGCACAGGAAGGAGGCAAACCTACATATGGTTTGCGCAAGATGAGGACCAGTAAATCCCACAGGATAAACATCGAGTCTCTCATCAAAGAAACTGAGCCTGAGAAGGAAGAACCCATCCGTAATGTGATGAGGCCCACTCACCATAGGTCTATGCAATGGACCCCGCTTCAGCAGAAGCTAACGGTGATGGAGGAAATCAAAAGCAAACTCACTGTCCTCGATCTTGAATACAAGTTGAAGGTGGAGATCCTGAAAACTTTAGAGGACATCATCGAGATCGAACACGAATTGCACAGTGATTCCTGCACCACGAACCCTTGACCATGCTAGTTAGGAAGTTAAGCAGAGGTCTCTATGAAGTGATCGACCTGCAACACAATAACTATCGGGTAGAAGATGCCACTAGAACAGGTGCCTTCAAAAGACCACACCCTTACGATGGCTTCGCTCGCAACGAATATAAGTGGGGCATCTGGGAGCAAGCCAACGGTGAGTGGGAATACTTAGATGGCAATGCTACACTGAAGGAATGTCTGGAAGTAATATCCACTTGGTCTGCTGCTTCACAACTTGGTAAATAATTATGAAGAAAAATCCAACCGCTATCGCGTTACTTGAATCATTGGAAAACTACATAACAGATCTCAAAGAATACTTTGACAACCCTGTCGATGATGTTGAGGAGATCAAGTATGATGTCACCGATAAAGCAGAGAACTTGTTGGAAGAGTTCAATGACATTGTCGGGCAAACCAAAACATCTTATGAATAAAAAAATAAAACTAAATAAAATGCAGAGGATACTACTGAATGATTACCGTCATCAGCAGAGAAGAAAACTAAAAGATCACACAGATCTTGAGCACTACGTTTACTGTCCTCGAACCAAGCAATGGCATGACAAAGCGATTAATAAAAATGAAATCGTTGTTCCCAAAACAATCTGAGGCGCACGACTTCTTTGTATCCACCCTGCTTGATGGGCGCAGCACTTTGGATTCATCCCAAATGGGCACAGGTAAAACTGTGGTCGGGGCGCAAGTCGCAAAGGATCTCATAGATCAGGGGAGCTTTGATAGTGTCGCAGTGATATGCCCGAAGGCTGTATTCCCTACATGGAAAGCAGAGCTAGAAGAGTGTGGGCTTGGGGATCGTGTAGAGTTTATCCTGAATGTTGAGAAACTGCGTAGGGGAACTACCCCTTATGTGCATAAGGTAGGCAAGAAGAACTTCCGCTGGGCAATAGGGAACAACACTTTGATTCTGATAGATGAGATACATAAACTCAAAGGACCGTGGACCCAGAACGCGAACCTCTTGATAGCTTTAGTAAAGCAAGGCTTCAAGATTCATGGCATGAGTGGAACTCCATGCGAGTCTCCAATGGAGATGCGACCGTTGGGGTATATGCTTGGGCTACATAGCAACGACATGTCTCGTGGTGGTAAGATGAATTACTTCCAGTGGCTGCGTAAGTTGAGGTGTGAGAAAGGACATTGGGGAGGATTTGAAATGGCCGACCCACATTACGCGCTCACCACTTTGCGTAGTTCGATGTATGGAATCAACACGCATGGACTTACTGTCGCTGACTTCCCTGATTCGTTCAGAGATAACCGAGTCCTCGTGGACCCAGTTGAGTTTACCAACAACGACAAGATCGTTAAGGAATACAAGAAGCTCAACATGACTGCTGATGAAGTGAAGGCTTACGTTGAAGACGGTAAATCCCCTGACCATTTAGTAGATGAGGATGACCCAATCATTGTGAAGATACTTCGGGCGAGGCAGCAGTGTGAGCTATACAAGGTTAAGGACATTGCAACGATGGCACAAGATGCTGTCGAAGAAGGATACAACGTAGTTGTTTTCCTGAACTTTACCGAGAGTCTCAGAGAGTTAGCTTCATTAGTTGGGTGTGATTATATTGACGGCTCAACCCCAGCAGAGGAACGCATCGAATACATCGACTCATTCCAACGAGACGAAACAAACTTACTAACAATCAACGCAGCAACAGGGGGAACTGGTATCTCACTTCACGATACTTTAGGTAACAGACCCCGCCTGTCTTTGATATCTCCCAGCTTTAACGCAAAGGAGTTTGCTCAGGTGATCGGACGCATACACCGCAACGGTGCTAAGTCTGACGCCCTGCAAAAAGTTATGCTCTCCAACAATTCAATTGAGGAATATGTGATGGAAGCAATCAACAAGAAACTAAATAACATGAACATCATCCACCACTCACGACCGTGCGAGATGAATACAACCCACTACTAAAATGAAAGAACCTGAGAACACAACTGCAACCATCATCCAAGTCCCATCTCCCTCTGCGGGAGGTGAACCTATTTCCGTTGCAATCAAAGCAAAGAAAGATGATCACCCCATGAACCCTTCGGGCTGGAGCGTAATTGCTTTTGCACCATCAGCAAGCATCCGATGTGTCCGTGGGCACCAACCCAGACATCTGAGTTTATTTATCAGAAGCATCATGGCTCTCTGTGGGCACCGCGTTTCTGTTGAGAGTTCGTATACTCCAGAGAAGCTGGGGGAATACACCACTGACACTGTGTTATACAACGATATAGAAGCTGGCGTTCATAAGATTACTCAAGGAGAATTTAATGCGACACATAGTTAGGGCAGTCTATGACAAGACAACTCCCCGCTTATTAGTTCAGGGAGATTACATTGAAGACTATGTGGACCCAGCAACTGTAAGGGTGTTCGCTGTCTGGACTAACTTTGCTGGAGAAGACATGGTCGGACCAGAGATGGTAGCCAACAATAAAGTGGCTGACAAACTAGCAAACAGAACAGCAATCTTTTTAACTAAACTTATACGGGAGCATTCAAATGGAGCTGATAAGTGAACGCGAAATCTTGGGAGGCATATTCCTTTTATTAGGATTCTTCTTAGTGGTAGCAACCCTAATCAAATTTAATCTATGACACTCGAACAACTTCTACAATTACACGACGATACAACAAGTAGGTGTCGCCATATAATGGAGGTGAAGAACAACGACTACACTGGTGGCAAAGAAGCTGATGATGTGTTCGCTAACTTCCGCTGCTCAACTATCTTGGATGTGCATCCTGTAACGGGTATCCTGATGCGTGTGCTAGATAAGATACAACGCATTAAAACATTCACGAACGATGGACAACTGTCCGTGTCTGGGGAGACAGTCGATGATGCATGCGAAGACATCATCAACTATGCAATACTGGCGAAGGCTATGTTGAAGCAAGAACGAGAAGCAAAAAAAGAGCAGCCCCCCGAATCCGAGAGGTGCTCTTATGATAATTACGAGGCGTTAAAAGAAACTATGGTTGAGACAATAAAGGAAAAGATCCTTTAGTAACTACCACCTTTCATCCTATCAACTTTCTTGAGGAAAGATTTACTAGAACTGGAAGCTTTCTTTTTCTTGGCTTTCTTTTTCTTTGGGTCTTCGTGACCGTATCCTTTTTTCTTCATGGCTAAATGTTGTTCGTATGTGTTTGCTTTGTATGCTTTACCATCTTTATCATACATGATGTGCTTTTTGAATTTATCTTTTGCTTTCATAATTAATCTTCTAGTGATGGATATCTGTCAAACTTCTGTGAGTAGTTGAAGAACTTGATAGCCCTCTGCTCAAGAGTTTTGTCAGCTCTTAACTTATCGAGCATGAACTTAGATAAGACTGGTCGATTCATATACCCGTTGTGAGTCAGCGTTAACCTCTCCTTACTCACGCCTTTCTGTTTAGCTTGAGCCTGAATGGTGTTCCATGAAAGACCAAGGCTGTTATATCCTCGCATGACTCTTCGGAACTCGTTGTTATATCCCAGCCTAGTTTTGTATATGTCATCAAAGAGGTCTCTGATCTGACCATCTGTCATAGACTTGTCACTAAGAAGTCTATTGAACTTTGTGTTAAGCTCTCTGTATTCGTTAGTGTGATCACGCAAGTAAGTTCTGAAACTGTTTTGTAAATCTATCTTGTGTGGCTTGACAGGTAAGAGTTCACTCAACAACAAACCAAGAGGGTTGGATATGAAGTCTGTCGCAGGTTTATCTCCTTGCGCAGCAGTGATAGCTTGTCTCAGTTTGTTGAATGACCGTGGCTCGTATACCTTTTCCCAAACGTAAGCGAAGCTCCTACCGAAGTTTGCTACGTCATCATCCCCATAACGGATTGCATTCCCGTATTGGTTTTTGTTTTCGATTAGGTCTTTCACAGCCCCTGCAAGAATCTGCTCGCTTACATAAGGTCTTAGTAATCCTACTATCAGTTCCTTTGTTGCGTCGATTGGGCGTAGCTTTCCTCTGTCCCAGAAAGTTTCGAACGATCTGGCGATGGGGTCAGCGATAACTGAGAACGGGTTGAGGTAAGTTAAGTCGAGTGAGTATAGCTCGTCCTTGCCTGTTGGAATGTAGAAGAAAGTGTGCCCCCTCAAATAAGACGGCATACCTTTTCTCAATGCTTCATCTTCGTCCTCTCCTATTCCAGCGATAGCTAGTTGAAGAACCTTTGGTAGAATGAATGTGAAACTCATTGTTCCTATCATTCCCTTCAAGCGTTTCATGTATCGCTTCCTCATTACAGGGTTTGTTTTCCCCTGTTCCCTTTCCTCTTTGAGTAGGTTACGAGTGTTGATCATAACCCTTGGTATCTCTGCGGCGAATCGCACGTAAGGAGCGATAAGCAAACCAACTGAGGATCGAGTAAGTCCTTTGATAATCGGTGGTGCTTGGCTGTATGACTGTGATACTTTCTTAACTTTGACAGCAGCCGCCCTCTTCATAGCGATTGTTATCTTAGGCTCACCATCTTCATCGAGAACAACAGCCCCTCTTGAATCTCGCTCAAGCATCCTGCTGAACTGCCCACCTTCTGGGTCAGCCTTTGCAGCGTCCCTGATTGTTTCCAACTCAAGTTCGTATAGTCCTATCTTGTAGTATGCATCCATTGCAGATGCCAATCGAGTAGCTGTGTTAACTGCTTTCTCGTATCCTTCTTTAGCACCTTTGGTTTTATCCGAAGCAAACTTTGCTAACTCAGATATCTTGTTCTCCATCTGCGGGATAGTAGTTTTGCCAATGAGCAAATCTCTTAGCGCGTTCGCTTCCATCTCATCACCCCATACATTCATGGAAGATAATACTGTAAGCTCTGCGTCCATTGCTGCCTTAGATCCCAGAGCTGCACGAACAATCAGTGACTTAGAATTAGCTGCGTCTCCTGATAGTATTGACTTACCAACACCGCCCATCTCTCCGAATGCTTTCCCGATACCACCGTAGTATCCCTGCATAGGTCCGAAGAACATTGCGTTACCCAACATGTTACGAACATAGAATCCAACAGAGCCTAGTGTCTTAGCCGCCAAAGATAAACCAGTGGCTCGATGTAAGAAACGTAAGGCTGTGTGCGTCAGGTATTCGGTTGGGTTGTCTATCTCCTTAGCTGCTGACTCTGCTTTGTTGATGTTAATCAACTGCCTGAAGTCTTTGATTATTTCTGGCTTGGTGTAGTAACCCTTGATCGGATTCCAATCCATCTTGCCTTCATCTGCTTTCAACTTAGACCAGCCGACATACTTCTGTTGATCCAGTGGTAGCTCTAAGTCTTTGGCAATCTCCTCTTCAGATACCAACCAAGGGTTGTCTCCCTTAGTTCCATGTTCAACAACTCGGTTAAAGAATGCTTGGTTAGCCATCACACTCGCTGTGTGAACAACCGTATGGGCTAGGTTATCTATGCCAGCCTTATCTCCATACTCACCTAAGAGTTTACGGAGTGGGGCAGGGACATTTTGTTTGGCGTTTAATTCATTAGCGATTGCCTTGAGCGGACCACCTTTGAACTTACGCTCATTGAACATGATGCTTCTTCCACCGTCAGCAGATTGATAAACTTCAAGCTCCCTACCAACCGCATTCTTTTCGTATGCGTTGAGGAACTCCATCATCATATCCTTGCCCTTTGTTCTGGCACTGGAGTTCTTCTCTTCCAGTTCTAGTTCTACGTTTGCCCTTGCCTCTGATTTAGAAAGACCTTCCTTCGTCATCTTCTCAGCGACATGGAAGTCAATGTATTGCTGCGCGAAATAGTTGATCGCGTCTTGTCTCTCTTGTGCGTAAGTAGGATCTTCAAAGTCTCTGACTTGCGCCATGAAGTCATTGTCCTCGAACATGCGATACCTTCTTGTGATGTAGATACCACCGTTAGCATCGAAGGTAGCTCTGAAATCATCATTGTTAATGAATCCACTGAACAACTCGTTACCTATATTAGATAACTCGTCAGTGAGTTTACGCATATCAAGAACTAACTTGTGTGCTTCAGGAGAAATAGTAAGTAAGTCTTTCAGGGCTTGGTTCCTGTCAGCGAGAAGAACTTCTCTGTTCTTCTTACGCAAGCTAGTCGCGTTCTTTACTTTGTTCTTCTCCGCGATATCAAGTAAGACTTCCCTTTGCTTAGGAGTCTTTGCTGTTCTGTTAGCGTTAGCTCTTTCTTTATTGAACTGATCTTCTACTTCTTGGAGTTGCTCATCAGTTAATTGAGAACCCATGTTAGATCCAGAAGCTCGTGAGATTAACTCAGGTGGTATATCTATACCTTTTTTGGCCGCTTCCTTTATGACCCTGTCATGTTTCTCTTTGAAATCTTCGACAAGTTTCTTTGCTTCCCTAACAAATGCATCACGCTCTTCTTTGAAGCGCATGATATCTCGGTCAGCGTAGCCTAACATAAGGCGACCGAACATTGAGGAAGGAGACTTGTATGTGCCGACTTCCATAAGTGGAAGCTCAAGCATCTCTATCCAGTTACTGAAGTCTACTGAATTAGCGTCTAGCTCTTTTGGTATGAGCGATCCCGCACCGTAGCGAGACTGTAACCTTGGGGTTACTGGGGCTTCTGGCCCGATCTGTTGAAACCTCTCCCGCCGATCACGAACCCACGCTTGAACATCGGATGTGAATCGGGGACTGGTTTGGAAGATAGTAGCTCCTTCGCTGTCATCCGACCAGTCGTGGTATCCGTATTCTCCGACTGTTGTGAAGTAGGTTTGTTTTGTTTCTTGTCCATATCTTTCAATTATTTTATCGTTGAAGTCTTCGTCTGTCAAGACGGGTAACATATTATTGTAGTCCATCTTATAGTTAACCACAATAACTTCGTTATCAGATATCTGGGTGAAGCCTAAATCTGAGTTTACTGATGACAAGTAGTCTTGTATTTCTTGTAGTTTACTTTCAGTAAGCTCTTCATTGAAAGCCAAGTTAATACCGAATGATTGTTCCCCACCTGCAACCGTATAATCTTTCTTAGCTTTAGCTGCGTAGTCTTCCGCAGCTCCTTGTGAATCAAACTTGCGTATGGTTCTCCCATTTTCATTCACTACTTTGTAGTGTAAATCTTCTTTGGTTGTCTTAATTAGACGAGACCAAGGCACAGCATCTTGTTTGAATATAAACTGTAGTGCTCTGGAGTAAGCTCTTATAGCGTCATCATCGTATGTGCCTGATGGTTTGTTAGGATAAACTGTAGATATAACATTCGGTGTTACCCCTCCTGCATAACCACCTGCTGAACCAGCAACAGTTGATAAAGATATTCCTAGTTCTCTTGCTAAGAGATCCTCTCCAGTCTCTGGGTCTACAATAAGGCCCATCGCTTTTTGTGTGAATGCCCTCTTCTCATCAAAGGACATTGCAGCTAATTGTTTACCTATGTCTGTAAGAGTAGATGGTATGACTTCCCACGTAGCAGTCATGCCCATTGTGTTGACAAAGTAATCAAAGGAACGTGAGGCTTCTATGAAGTCTACACCTTCTGCGGCCAAAGCATTTTTGGTCCAACGAAGTTGATGCTTACGCTCTGCTTCTTTGGTTGGGAATGATCTGGTCCTCTTGCCTTTTGCGTCTGTCTTGTAAACAAGATCACCTGCTTTAACACTCTGAGCTTCCGTCTTTTTCTTAACATCTTTTTGTTCTGAACGCGCTTTGATAGCCGTCCAAATCATAGCTTGTATCTGATGTGCTTGATATGGGTCAGCCCCTTCTGGAAGGTTTTGATTCAACGCATAAGCTAATCTATTTATCAGCTTTTCAGAAAACCCAAAAGCACCCTGCCCCTTTGCATCTGTTAAACCAATTGTGTCATAACCCAATGCACGATACACCCACATGTCTACGGTGACAGGTTGTTGTAATTCTTTTAAGAATGCTGGGTCAATCTGCATAGCATCCAGTTGATCAGGCGAAGCTTCAGAAACTATGTGGAACATTAAGTTCTTGTAAAAGTTATCTGTCTTTCTTCCGTCCCAAGGTTGGATGTCATATAGAACTGCCCTCGCTTTATCATCCTGAACGCTAGTCTTTACACCAAAGTCTTCACGACTAACTCCATTCGCATGTTGTTCATACGCTCTGACAGCAAAGTAAGTATTAACTTCAACCCCAGTTTGAGGTGAATAAATTGCTAACAGTGCAATAAACTTTTCTGCTTCAACAACATCGCCTTTAGTTATCTCAAGTATTTTACTGGCTGCATCCTCATACCAATACCTACCAACAGCTCCTTCAATCGTGAGCTTTTTAAGTCTGTTCATTACTTTAGTAACATCCTGACTAGACTTAACTTGAGGAGGTGCCCCTTTAACCTTACCTGCTTTGGTCTTAAATAAGTCTAACTCTTTGGGGTAAGAGTTTACTTTGAAACTCTTCATCGTCAGACCCAAATCAATATCAGACCCTACGCGAGATTGAAGAGCTGGCTTGAGCGGAGTCGGTTCAGCTTGCTTCTTGTCGATTAGTTCCTTGATTGTCTTATGGGCGGGAGGATCTACTTGTGGATCAACAGCTTTGTATCTTGCACCCTTGACCCAGATCGCGAAGTTTTGAAATGGGTTCGTGCCTCCTGTATCAAGGTTACTAACCATGACCATTTCATCAGCACCAACAAACTTACTCTGTGTGTAGAAGCGAGTTCTACCTGCACTATCCTCAGCTACACGATACATGTAGTTACCCATTGCAGGATTATATGTTATCGCATCCCACCCCTCCATCATATCTGAAACATCAATATCTTCGTTAGCAGATACTAGTTCTCCTGTTGGTCCGCCGATTACATTCTTTGGTCCTTGTGCATAGATAACAGTATCTTTTGGTATCAAAGAGTTAGGCGATTTGTTTTTAAGTTCAGGGTTGGTCAACTTAATATCAGTCATGTTGATTGCTGATGTAACCCCAGTTCTCTTTGCAACAGCATTGATTCTGTCTAAGACATCCTTGAGTTTCATGTTCTCAGACAACTGATATTTGGCGGCAGATTTTTTAGACAAAAAGTTTTTGTAGATAGTTTCGTCTAGGTTTGGAACACCTGCATTCTTCATACGGACGTTGAATGCATTATACTTTGCACCCCCAATCTCTAACGAGAATGGCATCACACCTAAGGGGAAGTTCTGCAAGTCTTCTTCGGACTCTCTGCTTCTTCTGCCAAGAGTTATGTTGGTGTGGGACAACGTAACATTAACAGTCTTGTTAGGATCTTTGGCGTCAGCAAGAATCTCTGCTGGTAGTGCAGTAAAGTTTCCAATGGATTCACCATTCGCTAATTTACCTACAGCACCATGATCGGAAGGAACAGTTCCAGCGTCTGCCCCCCACCTAGATTGTAGTGTGGGTGCGGGTGGAGCTTCTTCATCAATGTCCTCTTCTGGAGGAGTGATAGAGTTATGCATCTCCAACTGCTTGAGCATCTGATTCATTGTTGCCTCTGAGTTCTCGATATCGAAGTGCATACCATTTGGACTAAGCCTGTATGCCATCTCCATCGCACGAACCTCTGTGACAACTCTGTTAACAGCGTCTCTCATTTCAGGAGAAACGTCCTTCAAGTTCCTACGGTATGTTAGCTTGGTAAGAACATTCTTGAAATACTGCTTAACAGTCTGGAGCAAGGATGGGTTCTCCAATAGGAAGTTAACCTGTTCATTGGTCTCCGCACCACGGAGAACTTTCTGAACGTGGATACGCAACTGTTCTTCTGCTAAAATAAATCTTTCGGTCCTGCTTATTTCAGGGTCTTCACTCCTGAATCTAGCTAGTGCCGCTTCCCTTTCTGCCTCTGGATAGTATTGTTCGATGATACTTTGTGCATCAAGATCATTGATACCAGCCATTAGTGCTTCGATTTGATCCTGACTTAACTGGGCAAAGGATGCAACGTGTGCAATTTCCTCATTCAAGATTGCAGCAAGTATGTGCTCTCTCCTAATAGGTCTGCCGTCAACAGCGGCGACTAGCTGATTAACTTTCGCAGCCGCCCTCCGACCGTTGAACACAATTGATTGTGACTCTGCATCCCACTCAGCAATAACATCGGTGGTATTATCCATAACGATGTTGATCTCTGGTGGGACATAGTTGGCAGCGAATGCAAAGTATTCTACCGCAGCATTATCAAGAGCTTCATTAGTATTAATGTCCTCAGCCATTCCAATACTGGTGGCGAGTCTGGACCGTGTGCCCTGTCTCCTTGATAGCTTAGATGCAATCTGACTCGCGAATCCTTCTGCTGTTTCAGGTTCAGAGATTCCTCTCCTTTGAGTCAGGGTTAAGGAATCCTGAAGTGCTTGTTGAAATCTTTTATTGGACCTACTGAATAAATTAGCAATGGCGTCAATAATCCTTTGGATAAAGTTTCTCTCTCCTGATGAAGTCCTCATGCTTTTTACAAAGCCTTGGAACTCTGGAGAAGTAAGGAAGGTAGATAAGAAATCATCAATGTTCTTTAATCCATACAACACACTGTCAGGTGCGTTTTCTGAAGCTGCCCTTTTGCGTAGGATCTTGAGCAATGACTCGATCCTATTGATGGCATTGTTCTCACTAGATGTGCGGACCTCAGGTGACTTCGATAATACCCTGTCTGAAAATGCGTGGACTAACTCATGTAGCAATACATCAACTACCCCTCGGTCACTTGCCCTCGCACCGTTGATTACAATGTTAGGATTACCTTCGTTATCTAAGTAGTATGCTCCCGCATAGTCTGCTGTAGTTGCCTCGAAAGAAAACTTGATACTTCTTATAAACTCTTTGTCAGCAAGAAGAACCTTAGCAATAGTAGATTGAGTTTGGCTTTTGCCACCCACTACTTTTTCCAGTGCTTCGATTACACCTTCAGGGTCGTTACTACTTATTCCTAAAGCTTCTAGTATGGCATCGTTAACACCAGCGTTAACTCTCATAGACCTACCGTTCTGTATTGCCCTTTGGAATTTGGCTTCGGCTCCCGCCTTAGCTAAGTCTACGTGGAACGCAAGAACTTGACCATCGGTGACAGTATAATCTGCACCAGCTAAGTCTTGTAAGTCTGCCTTGAGTTGCTGCAAAAACTCAGGGTCTTGATCAATTGGCAACTCTACTTCGGCGTCAGATAAACTAAGAGTCCTTAAAACTTTTCGAACTACATCCCCTTCTGCTTCAAACAAACCATTGTTAAGATTAGTCTGGAAAGCCTTAGCAGCTTTTGAGCGAGCGTAGTTACCCTTACTCATATACTGCAAAAACTCAGTGAACAACTGAGGTGACCGCAATACGAACGCTCTATTTGTTCCTCTGTGATATTCTGAATTTAGAAGGTTGGCTATTGAGCCTCTTAATTGATTGTTATTATCTAAGGCATCTCCACCTGCTGCCTGAAGATCCTCGATGTAATTAGTAACTTTCCTTGTGGGCAAAGGAGGAAGTGGGTTTGGATCAACTGGAACATAGGTATCTGGTATTGGTGCTACTGTGTCAGAATTAAATTCAGAATCACTAACTAGACTTACCAAACTTCTAGCGGCACGTTTCTTTCTAGCTACTTGTTGGTTGAAGAAATAAGTTGCTGTGGGTTTAGCAACTTCAGCTACTTTGAACGGAGAAGATTCAACCTCAACACCAGAGGAAACCTTTTGAGCATACTCGTAGATAGCAGCTTGCATCTCTACACTTGAAGTTACTAGTGCAGATTGCCTAAACCCTTGCGTTAGCTTTACAAAGTCTGGGCTGTTGACCTCTAGTATTGCTTGTAAAAGTGTCGTGTCTTTAACTCTATCTAGTAGAGTGGTAAGTTTAATCTTACTTTTTGTGTTAAAGGGATTCCTTACTTTGATGTCTTCGCTGATTTGAACATCCGCTTTTAGTTCGTTTAGTTTAGTGGCTGCATCAGCAACCCTTGAGTAATCTTCTTCTAGCGCACCAACTTTATTGAAAGCTGTCTTGGCTGACACCATGCCTCCTGATTCCCGAACCATGATGTCGGTAACAAAAGTCTGCCCACCTCTACGCTCGGTTTCGAACGCTGGGTTTATTTTACCTCCGTCTACTACATCCTGAGGAATAGGTATTTGTATATTACTCTCCAGCAAAGTGAGCATGGTGACAGGGTTGTTATCAAACACACCCATCCCAGATGAAGATATACGCACCTTACCTTTAGCCCCATAGATTGAAGGAAGTGTAGCTGCTACGTCATCAAACTCTTTTATGACAGGATACTCTTTTTCAATCTTTTGCCTCAACTCTTTAGTAAGAGTTCTTAGGGAAGCTTTATCTAAATTATCTGTAGCGATACCAAGTCTTTCTAACTGATCAATGGTGAGTGTGTGCGGGAACCCAGCCTTAACTAAATCCTCAATAGACTTAATATCTTCTTCGCTTGATCCTTTTTTATCAGACGCTGCTTGTTCATTTTGTTTTTCCTTAAATCTTTTCGAGGCTTCAGCTCGCATGAACTTTGCATCTTGGGGGCTTAGGGCTTTACCATTTGCTACAGCATCATCTAAAGCTTTCCTCAATCTGTCCGCAGAGACACCCTCTTTACCTTGAAGCTCCCGCTCCATCTTCCGATACAATTTTTCTTTGTATCGAATGTCATCCAGAATCAGTGCGTATTCCTCATCTAATTCTAGTTGTGTGTTCTTAGCTGCGTGTTGTGACGAAAGATAAACTGCCGCTGAAGTTGAACCTCCTTCTGCTTGTTGAGCTACTTCAATTGCTGGGTTGCTGGCAGCGTCAGGATTAACTTGTGTGCTTTGCAAATCGTCCGCAGTAATTTTCTGCATCTCTTTTCTTACAGCTTCAGGAGTAACTAAGGTTGCTAACTCTGCATTGATCTCATCCATCTCCGCATCACTAAGCTCGTCACCTTCTTCTTCAATAATCGAATCGATCTCGTCCTCTACTTCTTCAACCGCACTACGAGTAGGCTCTAGTGTTGCAGTTTTTTCAGGACGCTCTGCTCTTTTGTATTGGCGGATCAATCGTTCTGCCTCCTGTGCCGTGGCTGGTGAACCAGCTTCCCTTAGTTTTTCTCCCAGACCCTGTGCTTCTACCTCACGCTCATACTCTTTGAATACATCACGCTCTACTCTTGCGGCAGCAGCCCTATCTAAAAATCTTTTGGGGGCAATATTTTTTGCAGTCTTGCTAACAAGATTACCACTCCCACCTAAAGCAGCACCTAGAACAAACCCATGCCATGCTGAAGACATACGATCAAACAAGGATGTCTCTTGGTTTGTGAAAGCGTCTACAGTTAACGTGTTGATAAACTCGTCAACACCTTCTTCAATACCCTCATCAAGAGCCGACCTAAGAAATCCTTTAGGTGCTTCTAATCGATGGACTTTCTTAACCTTAGTTAAGGCGGTATTCATTATCTTCTGGAAAGTAGCATCGCCAAGATTTCTCCCCATTACATTAGAAGTAATCTGTTTCATCTGGCGGAAACTCATGCCCCGCATGAATGCTTCTTCAAGACCACCCCTACCGATCATACCAAAACCAGCAGTCAGTAATCCAGTTATCGTGCCTTGAGTTATGGCACCACCAATTGCTGCGTCATGTGCTTCTTCTTTTACTCTCTCAAGACTCCAACCTTCTTCCCAACCTTCTTCAGTTTTGTGTTTCAGAGTTAGATCATCTTCAACTGTCTGAAAGATAACTCCGTAAGTATTAGAACCAGATCTTGTTGCGGCAGGAATAAATGATGCGGCACCAATATTTAATCTCTTAGCTAGTTTACTGTTATAAGCTTTAACAGCGGTAAAGGTAGCATCCCTACTAGCTCCCTTCATTGCCGTCGATTTAAGTAATCTTTCGGCGGCTTCCTCTGCTGTCTCCTTACCTACGGTGGCAAGTGCTTGTCTAGCCGTTGACATTATTAAAGATCTGGCAGCAGCAGTTCCAGATGATTTAGCTGTGATGTAAGCGGCACCTCCCCATGCTCCTACTTTTGCAGTTCCCGCTGTTAACAATGCAGTTAACGCAGCGTCAGTCATCATAGGGGCAATAGCCTCCATGAAATCTTGTCCTGCTCCCATCTCCATACCGAAGATTTGTGCTACGGCGCGGTCATGTGCATTATTTTCTGATATTCTTTTTAATCCTTCTTGTCCCCATTGTTCAGAACCTAACCCAGCAGCAGCAAGACCATAACCAATACTTTGAAAACCTTCTATTATACTACTACCCACCCCGCTGAAACGATGGGCAATTTTCCCGAAGTCGTGTGTCTTTCTAAAACCCTCTATGATTTGGGAATTAGTTAAGCCTTTTTGTTTACCTTCGATAATTGCTTTTTGATACTCTTCAGAAGTAGATTCTTCTTTTAAAAGTATCTCAGACATACGGTCATAATCTCTTATGACTGCCAACTCTCTTTCTTTTTCTGCTAGTGCTGCTGCTCTACCTGTCACCCCAGCTTGGCGCAAAGCTTCGCTAAATTTTGTAGGGGATAAAATAAGATCCGCTGCTACAAGAGTCCCGCTATATCTGGTCCTGTGGACGTTCTTGTCTTGCTCATCCTCGTTATCTGTATACTTAGTAAACGGATTTACATTTTCTTTAGCATCTCCTCCGAAGGCATACTTAATGGTAACATCGTTGATAACGTCATCTATAACGTCAGAGGAATAATCTGTTTCATTTTGAATGAACGTGCGGAGCTTCGCTCTTGCTTCATCTGTTTCGTCTTCATACTTCTCACGAAGTTTATCCAAGACGATTGCCTTCTGCCCCTCCTTTTTCTTTTCGCCGCTACTAAAGAAAGTAGTTACTCCCCGCAACAGGTCTTGCAAACCATCACTTGCCCAGTAGTTGAACTTGTCTCCCCAGTCCCATGTTTTATCGTCCGCGTATTCTTTAGCTAAACCATATAGTGCAGCTTTAACTCCCAAATCCTCCGTGTTAGCCAATAGTTCCCTAACCTCAAAGTCAGCCATTTGTCTTTTCTGGACTTCATATCTCATCAGTCCATTATTCTCAGGCATAACTTCTCTCTTGAAACGAAGGTCAAATAAGTTGGATGCACTGACGCCATACTGAGATGTCTTCTTCAGAACATCTGCTTCGGTCATATTCTCAGGAATCTGACCCCCTAAAAATATTTCGTTACCTTCTTCGTCTTCAATGACAGCGGCTAGTATTTCTCCTGACTTGTATAGAGAAGTATATTTTTCCCTGTTTGCTTCGCGAACAATCTCACTGACAGTTGCTACATCTCCTTGTTGGCCCAGCTCTTTTTCTTTTTGAAAGCGAGTTAGAATTTGTTTTTGCCTATCATCAAGGAACTCATCGTTGATGGGGTCTCCATCAAGCAGAGTGTTTACAGATGTTAATAGGTCAGGCTTACGAAAAGATTTAAGTTGTTGATTAATCTGATCAACATTTTCTTGAGTTACCAGTTGGTTAGCCTGAAGACCTTTACTTAAATTAGTCTGGAGCTGGCTCTCAACTACTTCGTCATATCTCCCTGCTTCAAGATATTCATTTCGTAGATGCTCTGTATACCTGCCTAGACTTTCAACTTTATCTTCGTATGGGTTATTAGCTCTCCATTCGCTAAACGAAGTTTCTACAAAATTATTTTTTATTGGGTTGCTTGGATCTGACATAGCAGTAGCAGGTATGTTGTTTAGTTATATCTATATATTAATCAATTGGGTCAGTCATGTCTCCTCCCGCGCCATCTGGGTCATCGGCTCGTGTTCTGGTTTTCGACTGTAATCTCAGCTTGTTCCTTTGCTGAAGGATATATTTTTGAGCAGCTTGAACTGTGTTGATTCCCTCTGGCAACCCTATATCTTTTAGTTGTTCAGACTCATACTTTGTCTTTGATGCAGCAAATGTATCTTCATCCTCGTCCATGCCCTGCTTTGGCATTCCTTCTTGGACAGACTTCACATACGCAGCAATATCATCAAGACCTGATAAGTCCTCGGTTAGTTGTCTTCGCACTGTCGCATCAAAATCTGCGTCAGCTTTTGCTCCAGCAGCAGCAGTTGCTGCGTCACTTCTAGCTTTGTTCCTATCGAAGATAGACTTGTTCATCCTCTCTAGGATTCTTTCTCTATCTGTGACGATGCCATCTGCGTTTACTTCTTCAGAGAACTGTTCAGGAGTCATAGCTCCTGTCTGAGCTACTTGGAATAATGTTCCGCTTTGTTTATCAGCAGCATCTGTTTGTGCAGCTTGAGACTTGAGTGAGCTTTCTGCCGATCTCAACATGATGCCAGCAGATGGAATCTTGCTAATCAATTGTGCATTTTGGATTCCGTATGTAGCTACTGCTTGTTGTTTCTCAAAGACAGATTTAGTGTTGTCGTTAACTATATTATTAAGATCTCTAGTAACAGCTTCAGCTTTGTCAGCAAAATCAATTTGTTCTTGAGCCTTTCTCTTACGCTCTTCAAATTCAAACAAACTACTTTGGTATGCTAAATCTGCGTTCCTTTCTTGAAGAAGCTGTGAGCGCAACTTCATTTGCATTTGAAGTTGGGGTGCCATGCGTTGATCTTCAAGAGCACCAATAAACGCAGTCTCCTCTCTTGTAAGATTAAAATTGTTTCTGAGCGGAGCTATATCACGCTCAAAGAAATTATCGGGGGGCATGTTATCTTGTTCAGCCATTATATTACTACGTTAGGCATAAACTTAGGGTCTTCTTTAAGACGCTGTTCCATTCTATCTACAAGAAGCTGCTGCAACCTAGCGTTGTTTTGTCTTGTTCTTTCCACTCTGTCCATAGCTTGCCCTCTTGCTGCTAAGAATCCTTGAGTTGCTACAGCAGGTGCTTCACTGTCCATTGACCTTGCCCAGTCTGATGCTGCTTGATTAGCCGCATCTACAAACCCCATCTTCCTGAGCCTCCTTGCTTTTCTCAAACCACCCATACGAGAATATAATTTTCTCCTGCGATTTAATCCCCCACCTTTTGTATTCCTTTCATAGAAAGCATCATATGCTCTTTGTGAAGTTTTGTTTGCTTTGGTCAACTGTCTTTCAAATGCTTCGGGTTTAACCATCAGCTCGTTCAAAGCAATATCTTTTATCTCCGCAATCCGATCATCTCTTCCCTGTTCTTTAGTTAGGTCAACAGCTTTGGTCAACCTGTCCATCAAATCCCTACGCTCCTGTTTCATAGAGCCATCCCGCATTGCGTTATACCTAGCGGTTTCTAATCGCTCCCGCTCTTCTCTCACTCTTGGGTCAGATTGAGCAAAGGAAGTTGGTTGTTTTGTTGATGCTCCTGAGCCTGTGCTTCCTCCTGCGCCTGAAGTAATAGGTTTATTTTGTTTACTAGCTGTGCCAATAAGACGTAGTTTTGGATCGATTGGCTCGCCATCTTCATCAACCTCAGTGCGCATAACCCCCTGCGCATTTTTCAAAGCTTCTTCCTCTTCTTGTTTCTTCTTAGAATAATGGCTCGGCATAACCTAAATTATAGTATTTAAAGTAACAAAAGTCAATCGACTAGGGTAGTGTCAGCATTCTGTAGCGCACCAGATAGATACTTCATACTCCTTCTTGGCCTGTTTAAAGCAGGATCTCCTTCTTTTGGTGGGTCAACCGCAACTAAACCTAAGCGTTGACGGGCACAATCTAAGGCTAGAAATGCTGCATCTGCAAGGTCGGGGCTGCGTCCAAAGCGAGCTTTGAACTCTGGCTTTGATTCGATCTTCATGCGTAGAGTCGATCCTTTTACATGGTCATAGTTTCTTCCAGTTATTTCTTGGGCTAAATCAGAGGTCACTCCAAAGACTTGACGAGTTCTCATTAGCTCTTTGCCCACAAACCAAAGCTCAGAAACCCTATTTACATAGAGTTCAGTGCCTACCAACTTGCTGTTTGCACTTACTCTTTTGTCACTTGCCTTACCACCAAATGATATCCGCATGAATCTATTGGACCATTCTCCTGCCAACACATCGCAGAACGGAGCACCAGCTCCAGTGGCATCAACGCTTACATTTTCTGGGGGGATATTTAGCTTCTCGCAATGCTCCCGAATCTGTCGGACAATCTGATATGTTCTCGGAACTGCTTTATTTGTAGCGTCATCGTTTAAATGGATGGCTTTGCCAAACTCAATAACGTATTGACCAGACTGGTCATACCCACATTTAGCTGTATAAAGTATAGTCCTGTCTCCCCCGTTAGTGAAGGCAGGGTCGATGCCACATAGATTTACAGGGGTGCTTTGCCACTGAACAGAGTTCATTGCTTTGCTCGTAGTGATCTCATTCTCTGTGTATATGCCTGTGGTTTCATCACTATCAAAGAAGACTGCCCGAACCATTCGCATATACCCCCTGCTCTCAACCCCTAGTAGAGCTTTGTCCTCTGCTAGTTTTTCTTCTGTTGGTAGCCAAGGGTATATTGTTTCTCCCGCCATAATGTTGGGAGATCTCTCACCATCTAATCGCAGATACTTGCCCTTCCATTTTGTGTCCCACTCATCAGCAGTATTTGTGTCAACACTATCCCAACCATCGACAGGAGTTGACCACACCCCAAAAGCATCGAAGCGGCTATTGGGGTTGGACATACCAATCATTTGAAATGAAGGGTTCTTACTCAAGTTTGTAAGACCTGCGTGAAGGATAGCTTCAGAAAGTTCTGAAAGCTCGTCGCCAATAAGGATCACACGTTTCTGCTTGATACCGATGAACTTACCAACAGCTTCTTTAGTTTTACTTTTTTCTGCTGAAATCAACGAGAGACCTGCTCGCTCAATCAAAACGTCTTTCTCATTTATGTAAGCAGCGTTGCCAATTGAATCCCGAATCTTGATTGGTGCATCATCAATCACGGATAGGAGAGACATAACACTACCCCAGATACGTTTACGAGCTTCACGCAAAGTAGTAGAGGTCATCAAAACAAGAGTATCTTGTGGTTGACACAACCAGTTAACAATACCCCACGCAGCCATAGTATGGGACTTACCAGAGGAAGCACTCCCCCCTATAGCTAAATATTTATTCTCCAGAGCAGCGCGAATCATCATCTCTGCCCAAGGATGACGAACCATTAATTTTTCTGGGAGATCTTCGTTATTCCAGAGTTCGTCACATATTCTCCAGAAGTAATATTCACGAGCAATAACCTCCTCGTGTTTAGCGAAACCATATAAAAGTGCAGTTAATAAACTCGTAGGGGGTAGTTGAAAACCACCCACATCCATCCGTTTAGTTTTCGGATCGATTTTGGGTTCTAGTAACTGCTTGCTCCTCTCAGCTATTAAAGCCATATTTTAATAACAATAAAGCATTTAACATGGGTATCAATCCGAAAGAAGAAATCCAACAACGAGCAGTTGATATGTATCACGCCGATTGGAAAACGTCAGCCATTGCAAAAGAACTTGGTGTTCATGCAGGAACAGTGAGGCGTTGGTTTAAAAAAAGGGGAATCCCAGCTAGAAAAAATGGAGCCGATGTGTCGAAAAACGAAGAAGAAATCGACATGACTGTAGAATCTGTCGATGGGGTAGACCTAGATAAGCTCACAGATGAAGCAGCAAAATTAGCTAGGCACGATGCAAGAATCAAAGAGGAGCAGGATATTCTCAATATTGCTGAAAGTCAGGCGAGTCCTGCCGATCAATATCAAAACTACATAGCTCAAGCAGCTATTAGACTAGCGCGGGATAGTATGAAAAACATTAGTGGTCCTAGAAATGTAAAAGAACTTTCAGAGTTAGATCAACTTATCCGCAGAAATTTAGGGCTTAATTCTAAGTCTGGAGGTGGGTCCGCAAACAAAATGCAAATAGATATCTCTATCTTAAATAACAAGAAAGCAGATAGGGGGAACGGAACTGTAATCGACATCGAACCCAATGATTAACAACTTTGATAACTTCTCTTGGGACTACAACCCAGAACAAGACCCTTACGTCAAAAGGTCTAATTACATTGGGCACGAAGATCCTAGAGAAGTGAGGTATGAAGAAGTAATTTTCTTTAACCAACTTGAACGCGCTTTAATTGGAGTTGTAGATAAACCTAATGAACCTCCAGTTGCTTGTTACAGCAGCGCAAAGTCTTTACAGATTTTACAAGAGGAACATGGGTTGTGTGCTGAGGACGCTCGCCTAGCATTAGAACAATTAATGGATACTGACTTTGGTCCTCAAGCCCCACAATTTATTGACACTAGTATTGTTGAAAAGAAATGAAGCTCTTTAAAAACAAGGAACTTGTCCACGATCCAAAAGTTATCATCCGCAATAAAGATGATAAAGATGTGTCGTTTGTGATAAAGCAACTTGAAGGAGCTTTTTACAGAGTGATCCCTAACAATGCTAGAGAGATAGCTTTCTTGCAGGGATTAAAGAAAAACATTTTTGTATACACACCAGCTTCTGGTGATGGTCTAATAGTAACACTTAATTTATTTTGATCGTCGGTATTGATAACGGTTTAGATGGTGGGCTTTGTGCCATAGCTAGGTTTGATGGAAGCCCCATTGATAAAATAGCTATGCCCACTAAGTGGGTTTGCAAGAAACGTGAAGTAGACACTATCAAAATTAAAAACTGGTTATTAGATTTCAATACACCATTTGTGCTGGCAATTGAAGAACCACTACCCCATGCAAAAAGTTCACAAGCCGTTCGTTCAATGGCGTTGAGCTTTGGTAAGATAATAGGGATGGCTGAGACAAATGAATACGAAGTGTTCAGAGTGTCTGTCCACAAGTGGCAAAAGATAATGTTAGGTTTTAGACCGAAGGGGACCACCAAACAAACAGCGTTAGCTAGGGCAGAACACATTGCCCCAGAAGAAAACTGGCTGAAAAATAAGAGGTGTCGCAAACCCCATGACGGAATGGTGGATGCGTTTTTAATCGCCCGTTATTTATGGGGATTAGAAAAAATTGAAAAATCTCTTTGACGGTATCAGCAGGGTGTGAGAATGTGGGCGCATGAATTTACCCGCCCACTCTGAAAGAGGACACGCAGAGTTCTCCCCAAGTAGCCTAAAATATTGTGCTGGCTGCGCTGGGTATAAGGGCAGAGAAGGGACTAATGCTGCCGCTGAGATGGGGACTAGAATCCATGAGGCTATTGAAATTAATGATTCCTCAAACCTTCAGTCGGAAGAAGAGATTTCTATATTCAATGAGATCATAGCAGATCAAAAAGAATATCTGATGAATTATGCGGACAAAGAACTTACTGAGTCCCATGCTGAAATTGTTCTTGATGTTGAATTACGTGGCACATCTACATATGGGACATGTGATTTTCTTAACGTGTATGGGGGCACGGAGGGGGTGTTGATCGATTACAAGACGGGTATCAGCAAGATCGACACCCCCGATAAGAACTGGCAAGCCAAAGCTTACACTGTTGGGTGCTTCCAAAGATTCCCAAAATTAGAATCAATAGAGTTTGTATTCTTTATACCACAGAGAAATGAGATTTTATCTCATAGGTTTTATCGCCATGATTTAGATGAACTCGTTGACGAATTATCTGCGGTCATTTTACAAGCAGAAAAAGTCAGACCAAAATGGGAGAAAGGGACACCCGATCTATCTGAGCTAACGCCAACAGTTAATTGTAGGTTCTGCCAGTTTGAAGATGTTTGTCCTGCACTTGGTGGTCTTGTTGTTGAGGTAGCGAAAAAGATAAACCCACAGTTACCTGACGTAGACCTTGACTCAACAGAAGACCCAGAAGTCTTAGAGCAACTGTGGGCAATCGCTAAGATTGTAACTAACTGGGCAGATGGATTTAAGAAACGAGCCGTATCCCTTGCAGAAGAAGGGTTAGAGTTCCCAAACTTACGCCTCAAGAAAATGGCTGGGCGTAGAAATGTTACTGACAACAAGACCTTTTTAAGCATTGCTGAAAAATATGGTGTTGACACTGAAACCATCCTAAGCCATGTAAGCCTCCCTCTTGCGAAAATTGCCAAGGCTGTTGGTGACACAGCAGACAAAGGCGGCAAGAAACAACTCGCTAATGAGTTTTTAGATTCCTGTGAAGAATCAGGGATCATCGAACATTCACCCCAACGACGAACACTGTCGTAGGGAAAACAAGAAACAAGAAACAAGAAACATAGATGAGTGAAAAAACTGAGCTTACCAAAGCTCCTACAAGCAGTCTAACTACTTCCGCTATTTCGGACACGTTAGATCAAAATGACATTGAAATCCCAAGAGTAAATGTCGTTCAAAAAACCAGTGACATCACTGGTCCTGATGGAAACCCAGCACCTTACGGTTCTCTGGTATTAGACAAACGTATTATTCTTGCAGAGCCAGAACAGGCTATTCAAGTAGTTCCACTAAGCGCAATCAAAGCGTGGCGTGAGGACGTTCCGTTTGACTCAGATGATATCCCAAGGATTGCTAATTCATCAGAGGAGAAACATCAGCTCGGCTTAGATTCAGAGTATCCTATCCTTGAGTTTGCAGAGATTACTTTGCTTTTCAAAGGTGATGATCCTGAGTCATTCCCATTCCCACTTGGGAAAGGTAACTATGCATTGGGTAGAATTAATGTCGCTAAGGATGCCTACAGGCAAACCTTTAAGCGTCTTGCTACCTTTGCTGTCTTCAACAAAACAACTCCAATTCATCAAAGGCTTTGGAACTTCCAGTCAACTGCGATTACTCGTGGTAAGTATAGCTGGTTTGCTCCTTCGCTTACGATTACAAACGAGGAACCTAGTAAAGAGGTTGCTGAATTTATTGGGGGGTATTTAGGATAATGTCTGAAGAACCAAGCAGATCAGAAATACTCCAAGCAGAAGTTGTTAAGTTGACAGAAATAATTAGCAAAATCGAAGAAGCTCTTGTGGCAACATCCGCAGATCTTCATGCGACAAAGCTTATTAAAGAAAGTCTTGAGGATACAATTAAGGGACTCCCTGAACAGAAGGAAATTATTATGCCTTTTGATGGGGTAGTTCAACCTGAATGATTCCGACAAGGAAAAGGTAATGCGGCGGCACAGGGTATCTTGCTGGTATTTTTCATCACCTTAGAGGTAATCGCATAAAAGCCTCACCTTACCCCGTCCCCTTTGGAGGGGGGACGGGGTATTAATTTAAAGTATAATGGACAGATATATTTACGCAGTAGACTTCGAAACTTACTACGACAAGGAATGTAGTATTAAAACTTTGGGGACACTTGGTTACTTTAGCCACCCTCAATTTGACGCTTACATGGTTTCAGTGGTGGGGAACGATGGGACAAAGTTTGTAGGCCACCCCAAAGATTTTGATTGGTCAAAACTTAATGACCATATTGTGCTGTCCCACAACGCAAGCTTTGACGAAACCTTATATTACTATGGGGTAGAACAAGAATGGTGGTCTTCTTGTGAACCATACGAGTGGCATTGCACAGCGGACTTAGCTGCTTTCTGCAAACTCCCAAGATCTCTTAAAGGATCTACAGCAGAGTTGTTTGATCTCACAGTTGATAAATCAACACGAGACAACATGTCGGGCAAGAGATGGGAGGAAATGACTAAAGAGTTTCAAGACGAAGTTATTGAATATGCTCTTAAAGATAGTGAACTTTGTCTGCGCCTATGGGATACCTTGAGTGATAAATGGCCTGAGTTCGAAAGAAACATCAGCCGATTAAATAGAAAGATTGTGCAGCAGGGTATCCCGATTGATGAGAATTTACTTAAAGAGCAACTAGAAATAATTAAGACAAAGTTGTTTGAGGCTGAGGAAAATATTCCTTGGTTGGGGGATAAACCCCTACTGAGTAGGGCTGCTTTCGACGAGCAATGTTTATTGGTAGGTATTGAACCCCCAGTTAGTTTGGCAGAGACAGACGCAGAATCTCAAGAATGGATTGAATACCACAGTGAAGAACATAAGTGGATTAGTGCTGTAAAAGATTGGAGAAGAATAAACTCTATTAAGAAAAAGCTAGAGAGCTTTGATTATGCTACCATGCCTGACGGTAGGTATTATGGAGGGTGTATGTATTTTGGTGCCCATACAGGTAGGTTTAGTGGGTCTGGAGGTAACTTAAATCTGCAAAACTTACCTAGAGACGAGATGTTTGGGGTGAACCTCAGGCATCTAATATCACCGAAGTCTGACAAAAGATTAATCGCAGTAGACCTTTCTCAGATTGAAGTTCGGACATTATGCTGGTTAGCTAAGGATTTCGAAATGTTGAAAGAGATTAAGCAGACAGATGATATCTACGAAGCTTTTGCAATTAGGTTTGGCATGTGGAACGCAGAGGATGGTTCTATTAAACAAGACCCGAAGCTTAGACATGCGGTGAAGGGCATGGTCCTTGGGTGTGGGTATGGTGCTGGAGCTGCTAGGTTCGCATCAATGTCTGGTATCTCTGAGGAGGAGGCGGGTAAACGGGTTAGAAAATATCGGATGAAGATGAAGAGAGTTAAAGATCTTTGGGGTGAATACACAGGTGATATTGAAGGTTCTCATATAGCGAAGGCTGAGTTCACCGTAGAGTTACCAAGTGGGCGTGTCCTTAATTATGGTAGATTAAAAACTATGGCTGAGGGTGGACGTAACCATTACCTAACTAAAGTCCCAAGACATGGTAAGAATGTAACTGTTCGTTTGTGGGGAGGACTTGTGGCTGAGAACGCTAGTCAGGCACTGGCGAGGGACATTTTTTCTGACATGCTTCTTCGTGTTGAAGCAGAAGGGCATAAGATAATTATGCACGTTCACGATGAAATGGTTATCGAAGCAGATGAAAGTAAAGCTGAGGATACTCTTAAAGAGATTATCGATATTATGAGTAAGCCCCCTGAATGGATTCCCGATATACCTGTCGATGCGGAAGGATCAATACTAACAAAATATGAAAAATGAAATACAGATACCTTAAAAACCTTAGAGCTAAAAAATGCACTCCATGTGATGACATGTCTAAAGTGGTCTCACAGAGACCTACGTTTCAATCTAAAGCAGCTTACAGAGAGTGGTGTGGGAAGAAGAATACTGACCACTGCTTCTTTAGTATGTGTGCTGGACTTAATGCTGGTGCGCGTATCGAAGGAGAAAACAAAGTAGTTAAAGTTTATGGAGTCGCGGCTGACTACGATGCTCCAGTTGACTGGGCAAACATAGATAATGTGATAGCCGCTAAATGTGTGGGCTGTATGCCTACGTGGAGAGCAAAGACATATAGTGGGTATATCCGTGTTGTCTTTGAGTTTGAGGAAGTGTGTTCAGTCCCTCACTTTATATACAAAGCTTTTATGTCAGAGCTGAAGAAGCTTATTAAGTTCCACGCTATACAAGCAGGGTATGACAGTAAATCAGAAGAGCCTTCACAATATTTTGAGTTAGGAACAGATTGGGTGAACCTTGGGGGCAAAGTCCCTACTGCTACGGTTCAGACAGCCCTTCTTAAAGCAGCTCAAAACAACCCACCAGAATCAAAAGAGACTTCAATACCAATCGAAGAAGTAGCTGCTGAAGTTGAGAAGCGATTCCCAAACAGGTGGATAGGAGACTTTGAAGTAGGCTCAAGAGGACCATTGTTCTGGATTGATGACGGTATTGATCGGGAAGGCTGTCAGGTTTTTGAGGATGGTATGATTGTATATTCAGACAGAGACCAACCTTGGAAAACTTGGAAAGATATCTTTGGTAAGTCTTTTGTTAAGGATTACGAGCAAAAGAAGATGGGTGGGTTGCTGGATGAGTATTGGTTTAACGGTAGGCAATTCTTTAAACTTCTTCATGGGGCTGCGCAGGTGATTCCTAGAGATCAGCTTGTTCTTGAGTTGCGCCAAAGAGGATTCAAACCACGCGCTAAGAAAGGTGATAACCTTTCAGAAGTAGAGAGTGCTATTTTAGTTATTAGTAATCAGAATAGGATTAATGAGATAGCCCCTGTTGTATTTAGAAGGGACCAGAGAGTTGTTGCATTCAACGGCCTGAGGATTTTAAACAGCTCCAACATCGAACCAATATACCCAGCAGAAAGTGGGGATGTGAGCGAATGGCCTTGGCTCTATAAATTCTTTGATCAGTTCTTTGTGGATTCTACCCCTATAAGAACTAAGAATTATTTCTTTGCATGGATGAAGAGATTCCACAATGGCGTAATCAACAACAAAGAAGATCAAGGACAAGCATGTATATTTGTTGGCCCAGCCAAGATGGGTAAAACACTTATGTCGAATAAGATTATAGCCGCAGCCGTTGGTGGGTATGCTGATGCTAGTGATTATCTTTCAGGGGGAACTAAGTTCAATAAAGACTTAGGTAGGGCAGCTTGTTGGGTTATTGACGATACCGTAAGTGCAGCTTCATTCCAAGATCAGAGAAGGGCTACAGAACTTATTAAAAGAGGAGTGGCTAATCCAAGGATCGAATTCATGGCTAAGTATGCAGACGCAGTTACTCTTCCGTGGGCGGGTAGAATTATCGTAAGTCTTAATGATGACGCTAACAGCATGAGCGTTATACCAACTCTTGATTCTAGCAATAAGGACAAGCTTATGGCCTTCAAGATAAACCCTAAACCTTTTAAGTTCCCACCGAAAGAACAGCTAGAGGCAATCATTGCACAAGAGCTACCTCATTTTTTGAAATGGTTGGCGGACTGGAATCCACCTACTGAGGTATTAGATGATGACAGGTTTGGAGTTAAGAGCTTTATCGATGAGAGTATTGCTTATGCTGCTTATGATAACTCAAGTAGATCTCAAGTGGCAGAACTAGTAGACTTCTTTGCGAAAGCTTGCAGAGAGAATAATGACAAGATGACAGAGTGGCGGGGGACTATAACAGAATTTCAAGTAGCTATACACACCTACAACAATGGTAGGGCATTGGGAGCTTCAAACAAACTTGAGTTTGTGAGGAACGGACTATCTCATTTAGAGGATGGCGGTAAATCTAATGACAAGATACGACCTATCAAATCAGTAGGTAAGGGGAGTGGTAAAGTTTGGACAATAGATGTTACTGAAAAATTTGATATAGACTTCGAAGAAACTATAGAGAGTTCGCAGGGCGCAGTGCTTCAATAGGTAGGTGATATCCATCTACCTTGTAGGTAAACCCCCAGTCATCTGGCTCACCCCGTTTCTTATATTCACCTGACTTTTGAATCTTGTGTCCTGTAGCCCAGCCTAACATCCAAGCTCTTGTGAAATCTTTACGGACTCTTACAAAGTAGTAAGCATTAGCTGGCAGCTTTTTTCCTTCAGCACAATTCACTGAAGCAGTGTAATGGGGTTGTGGCTTTCCAGCACAGCTCTTTGCTTTTACATCTATCTTACGTTTACCAAGCTCGTAGTCGTGGGTGTATATTTTGTCGCCCACATAAACAGCTTCAGGATAAAGTTTTTCAAATGCAACCTCCCCTAAAAACCCTGTCATCCTTCCTGCGCCTCTTGTAAATGAGTTGGGTAGCACCCCTAAATTTTCGCTTCGCTCAAACGCTTCCTTTATATTGTCGCTGTTAGGCGTAAATAGGAGCATCCCCTTAGTTCTAGTGAACTGAGGAGGGAGCTTTTTGCGTTTCATCCACTACTAATTCGTTTACTTATCCTGTCCCAAGCTGGGAAGAATACTTCATCCATGCATCGGACTACAGCTTCCTGCTCAAAAGTTTCACAGAAACCTACTCCTGATATACACAAAGAAGCTTCCATTAACTCGTGTCTCAAGGTTAACAATAACTGGGGGTCTTTTAGATCTTTAGATAGAATGATTACTTTGCGGTCGTGACTGTAATACCCAAACAAACCATCATCACTCAGATCCTCTTTTAAAATCCGAACAGTCTGTCCCGCAACTCGTATGGTCTTTGGTATCCTCATCAAGCATAGAAGTTGTTTATTCCTTCTGCATATACTTTAGCTAATCTACCTATGTTTGATCTAATCAAGTCTACATCCCCCGCATTTGACCCGAAGAACGGTTCAGCAATACAAGCGTAACAAGGGGTCTTGCGAAGAAACAATGCGCCACGCTGACCTCTACCGCGTGGTTTAACGCCACGAGATCTAAGCTCAGGATATTCTTGATCCATTGCTTCTTTAAGTTTAGTAGCTAATCTCCTACCGCCCCTACTAGTTTCCCAGTGGAGCCACTCATGTCCTGTGGCTTTAGGTCCAGCAGCGTTGAAGTGGAACTCAATACAAGCATCCACATTATCTTCCCTCATCTTGCGAGACACATAGTTCATAGCACCTACATAACTGACGGCGTTGTAGTCATCATATATTTTGTAGGGGACTTTCAAGTGAGGTGTGATTAAGGGGATCAACTCTGAATTAAACTTATGTTCACTCACACTATTTTTGCCAATAGTGTAAGCCCCACTATCTCCTTGTCTGGAATGTCCTATAGCTAGTCCTATCATTTCTTATACTTAAAAATCAAACGGTAGAGTGATACAGCCGCTACTGCGATACCCAGTATAAGTGATATCACTCGCAGCCAATATTCTATTTGCTCCTGCATCGAAGCAGCTATTGCAATCGTAGGTGTTAAAGTCCCCAAAAGGGTATCAATCAATTTTGAGGAGTTCATTTATTTCCAATTGTAATTGCCCTTAGGTATGAATAATTGCTGTGGAATTTGTGGTCCTTTCTTCCTTGAAGGACTCCTTCAACAAACTCATATTGTTTACCTTCAATCAGAGTTACTGTCGGCGGATCGTATAGTGCGCTGTCGTTCACGACTGAGTCGTTTGCCCAATCTTTCAATGCGCAACTTTGCAGAAGGAGTGCCACTACGGGCAAGCTCATCAATCTCATCTTCGATCTCATCTATGTAACGTCTGTTCTTTAAATTTATATATGCTATAAAAGCTTCTAATGCGGCTGTTATTAAACGCAACATGCGCCTATTATTTGTCTTTTGCTTTGCCTACGTTAAGAGCTAACCACTCAACAATGACATATGCTTTACGAACAATGCTGTCATCTTTAGGGGTTGGCGTTAGGGCGCAAATGGC